CCCCCGCCCCGGTAACGGCGGCCGTGCGCCTCGACGGCCCGGTTGCGGATGTCGGCCAGACCGGCCCCTGACGCGGCCATGGCGGTCTCGCCGGACCCGGGGGTCCTGGAGTACCCGGACTGTTCCTGCAACAGCGTGTTGACGGCCTCAGCGATGCACAGGTCACGGATCAGCTCGGGCACGACGAACCGGTAGACCGCCGCGCCGTCGGAGTGGACGGCCAGCGTGGTGCCCAGCTGCGCGCGGGCCACGCCCACCCCGGTCAGGGTGTAGATGTCGGCCGCTGCGGCGTGGGTCGCCAGGACGCTGCCGTCCCACGCCCGCCGCACGACCAGGTTGTTCCCGGCGACGTCCACCACCAGCATCCGCTCGGCGTCGATCAGCAGGACCATCCCGGCACCGAACGCCGTCCCGTCGGTCACGGGCACGGTCACGTCGGAGTCACGCGCGGTCAGCCCCGCGCCGCCCAGGCCCTGCGCCGAATCGACCATCGTGAGCGCGGTGACGATCACCCGTTCGGAGTCGATCCGCAGAATGTCGCCGACGCCGACGTCGGAGACGGTGAAGGTGATGGAGGCGGTAGCGGACTCGCTCGCGGCCAGCGAGCCGGACAGCGCGCCCACGGTGTCCTCGTCGTTGCGGTAGCCGAACAGGCCGGTCGCCACGATGGCGCGCTGCGAGGTGTCGCCGGAGGCGAACGACGCCGACGACGACAGGTCGATCTCGATGGAGCCGAACGGCGGCCCCTCGTTGGCAGGCTCGAGAAAGTAGTCGGCGGCCGAGATGGTCACACCGCCAGCGACCAGCGTGGTCAGGCTGATGGCCTCGGAGCTGTCCAGCCACAGCCGGTAGGACTTGCCGGGCTGCTCGGGCGGCCACCTGAAATGCCGGGTCGCGGTCACCGGCAGGAACGTGCGGCGCAGAAGCCCCTCGATGGAACGAGAAGCGGAGCCGATCGCCCGGTCAATCTGACCGTCGGACCGTGCGGTCTCCTTCACGTCGAGTGCCCTCTTGACGGCCTGACGCGAGCAGTACCAAGCACCTGCCATAGCAGGGGTCTCCGTTTCTCGATGCTTTCCACGAGAAGGTCTTCAGTTGTGCAGCTGATCAGCATCCTACCGGGCCAGGCGGCCCGGCCGCGGTAGGGCGACGGTCAGCCCGGCCGCCAGCCGTCGAACGGGCAGCACAGCCCGCCGTCCGGGCCGGTCTTCAGCGGCTCGCCGTCGTTGGGGCAAGCCGCGGGAGGGGTGCCAGCCTCGGCCCGCGCCTCGGCCGCTGCCTCCGCGTAGATGTCGAGCAGCTGTCGCCAGGACATCCCGATCCCTTCCTACCTGCGTGGTGCCCGGCCGGGCCAGTGACCCACATCAACTGGCCCGGCTGGGGCACGGTCACGCGTTGGGCTGCTCCAGGTTCTGCGGCGCGCGCTGGACCTTCAGGCCGTACGGGATGTAGAGGATGCAGCCCGGACGGGTGCCGCCGGTGCCCGGGTCGGCCATGTCGACCGAGACCCACTCGTACCCGTCGGACAGGTCGTCAGCATCGATCTGCGCCACGAGGATCAGCTGGGTGGCGGCGTAGGTCGCGCCGGTCAGGCTGATCTCGGAGGCCGCCGACTGCGTGACCCGAGTCCAGGTCTCGTCGCCGTCCAGGGTCGCCTCGGACTTGATGTACCACTCGGTCACGACGTCGAGGTCACCGGAGGTGCCCGATGTCGCGGCGGTGTGCTGCTGGATGTCCGGGACGAACGTGTCCGTACCGGCCGACACCGCGCCGAAGTAGCAGACCACGGCGACGCCGCCGTAGTTCTTCAGGTGGAGACGGTGACCGGTCTGGGCACCTGCAGCCAGGTCAGCCACGGGCACCACGGCGGAACAGACGTCGAAGTCGTTCCCGAGTCCCTTGATTGCCATTGCCGTATTTCCTTCCTATTGAGGGGGTGTTAATGCCCTGTTCGGGCCGGGGTGGGGGATCAGCTCGCGCCTCGGCCCCACCCCGGCTGGATCAGGAGGCGGTGATCCCGACGAACGGCGACAGGGTGTCCGAGCCGTTGACCGGAGTCAGCGCGGACTGCAGCCACGGGCGGCCGTCCACACGCTCGATGATGCGCAGCTCGGTCTCGTCGTTCATGAACCGGCTGTGCTCGGAGTAGTCCAGGCTGATCGCCTGGCGGTCGCCGATCAGGTAGTACGCCAGGTCCACGTACATCAGGTCATCGGCCGAGCCCAGCGCGGGCACCATGTCGGTGACGATCAGCGGACGACCCAGGATGGTCGGGGTGAGCCCGTTGGCGATGTTCACCACGCCGAGGGGGAACCCGCCCGAACCAGTGGTCAGGGCCATCAGCTTCGGCAGGGTGGACTGGTTGACCAGCCACACGGCGTTGCTGTGCGACTGCGGCAACATCCGCGCGTACATCCCGGCCAGGTCGTCCAGGGCCACGGCCGAGCTCGCGGCGCGGTCGTACTGCACCTTGCACCCGGCGTTGCGGAACCCGAGAGGCTGGCCCACGCCGGTCCCCGCGGTGAACCCGTAGTCCTCGAACAGGGCGAGGCCCTTGGGTGCGTTGCCCTCCAGCCAGGTGCGGAACGCGGAGGCGTCGGCCCACAGCTCGTTCGGGACGCGCGCGCCGCCGACCAGCTTCTGGGCCTCCAGCTTCACGTTGCCGAACTTGGCCTCGGTGGACGTGATGGTGGCCGACTCGCCGACCCAGTAGAACACCATGCCGCCGAACACCGACGCCACACCGGCGCGGGTCGTCTCGTCCACGTAGGGAATCTTCGTGGTCAGGCTCGACATCGTGATGACGGTGGCCCGGGAGCGCACCACCGACTCGTTCAGCGCGAGCTGCATGATGGTCGAGCGGGTCTCCTCCGGCACGAGGAAGCCACCGGTCGAGGGGTCCGACTCGGAGTAGGCGTTCGTGACCTCCTGCACCTTGCCGAAGGCGTCCGGGTTGCTGACCGGCCGGCCGCTGCGGTGCTTGTGGATGTCCAGGGCCAGCGTGCCGATGTTGTACAGCTTGTCGAGCTGCGCGGTCTTCAGGGCCTTGTTGTAGGCCGCGTTCCGCAGACCCGACGCCTGGCCGGTCCACGGGGGAACGGTGGCGGTGTCGTCGCCGTCCTCGCCCACCGGGGGCCGCTGGGCCTTGGCACCGGCGAGGACGGCAGCCTGCAGCTCGGCCATCTGGTTCGAGAACTGCTCGGCCTGCTTGGTGAGCTGGGCCTCCACGGCGTCGGTTGCCCGGCCGCCAGCCTGGGCCTTGTTGTAGGCCTCCATGAAGCCCTCGAAGCCGCCCTCGAAGGTCATCTCGATCTGCGCCAGACGCTTCTCGTCCTTCAGGAGAGCGACGAACTCCGACGGAGTGGTCGGAATGGTCACGATGCTCATTGCCTTGCCTCCCTGGTCATGTTCTGAAAGAGGTGTGCAATGTGGGCAGCCTCTCCCGTCGGTGCCTTATCCCCGACCTGATTGGTCGTGGTCTCTGTGCCGATGATCCTATCGGCTAGGCCAGCCGCGACGGCCTCCGACGCGGAATACCACGTCTCGGCGTCCATGGCGGCAAGCCAGGTCGCGGCAGGCTCGCCGGACCGCTCGGCGTACATCCCCGCGATGACGCCGTTAAGCTTGGCGAGCAGCGCGGCCTGTTCCTCGTGGACTCGGGCATCACCCATCGTCGCGCCCTGCGCGTTGTGGATCATCATCATGCCGTTGGGGGCGATCTCCACCACGTCACCGGCCATCGCGACGAACGACCCGGCCGACGCCGCCAGGCCGTCGATGCGCACCGTCACGCGGGCAGGGTGCGCGCGGAGAGCGTTGTGGATCGCGACGCCGTCGAACACGCTCCCCCCGGGCGTGTTGATGTGCAGGTTCATCTGCCGGGCGGTGACCCGGCCCAGCTCGGAGACGAACTCGGAGGCCGTGACGCCGTACCCGCCGATGTCGTCGTAGAGGTAGACGTCCGCCACCGGACCCCTAGCCTCGATACGGAACCAGTCGCTGCGCGTCGATCCGGCCCTTGCCGTTGGCCGAGGACTCCACCACGTCGGACGTTCCATCGGGGATCACCTCCTTCTCGAGCTTCGTGCCGGCCGCCATCCGGGGCAGGCCCACCGTGTCACACGCCTCGTCCCGGTCGAAGCCAGCGTTGACCAGGGTCTGAAGCGCGGAGGTCTTGGCCGTGAGCGCGGCGTTCTGCGCCTCCATGTCCTCGGGCACCTCGTAGCAGTAGTCGAAGACCATGTTCGTCGTGCTGGCCTGGTACATCAGCAGCAGCTCGCCCAGGGCACCGCGCATCCGGTTCAGCTTGGGGTTGATCAGGGTGCGAGCGAACGCATACTGCGCGGCGTCGGCGTTGGCCCGGTTCACGTCATCGACCGACCCAAGCAGCGGCTTGGGGTAGCGGTAGACCTTCCGGATCTTCTCCTCAGTCACGCCCAGCAGCTCGGTGAACTGCATGTCCTTGTGCGACATGGACGTCTCGGTCCAGCCCGCGCCGCCCTCCAGCGTGGCGACCCGGTGAGCGTTGCTCACGCCGCGGTGCCCCTCGGCCCACCTGGCCTGGAACTCTTTCCACTCGGCGTCGCCCATGCGGCCGGGGAACGTGATGATCCCGTCCGGCCGGGCCGAGTTCAGGAAGAAGTTCCGGTTCCACTCGGCGGTCAGGGCCACACCCTGAATGTCGGCCATGATGGTCTGCACGCCGCCGATGCCCCGGTAGGGGTCGATCGGGTTGGGCCGCCGCACCCTGATGACGTCCTCGACGTTCAGCGGGATGCGCTCGCCATCGGGCGAGAGGTAGACGTAGCCCGCGATGAAGTCCGTCTTGTGCGGCACCACGACCATCCGGTCGGGCCGGATCGGCCACAGCTCAGACGGGATGTTGGCGTACCGGACAACGACCCACCAGTACTCGCCCACCAGCTCAAAGTGCTGCTGGCTGATCTCGCTGAACTCCGACTGCGTCATGAACGGGTTCGGCCGGTTCCACAGGGACAGCGCGGGGTGCACCAGGATCTCGGTGCGCTCGGGCTCGACGGCCCCGAGGCGGCGTCGCTGGTCGACACGCTTGCGGAACAGCTTCCACTCGGCCGAGGCCACCGACTCGGCGATGGAGTCCACGACGGTGAACAGGGTGTAGTTCGAGCCCATCGCGGCGAGGTTGGATGCCTGCGGCCCCGCCCCGGCCGACATGCCCAGGCCACGCTGCGCGGTCGCCGGCAGCCGGTGCGTGACGTTGCTGGGCCGTGGGAGGCCCTTGCCGCCGGAGACGGTCACGAGTCACCGCCCAGCTTCTGAAGGTAGTTGATCCGCTCGCGCAGGACGTAGAGCGTCCCGTCCACCGGGTGTCGTTCCGACCCGAGCAGCTGGACAGCGTCCACGAACTCGAAGTAGTGGCGGCCGTGCTCGGTCAAGATGCCGATGAAGGTGTCGCCGTTCAGCAGGGTGATCCCGTACCGGGTCTTGACCAGCGTGGTCAGGGTGCGCCTGCGCGTCGCCCACCCGGCGGCCAGGAGTGCGGCAGCGGCCACCATGGCGGCCAGGGACAGCACGAGCAGCGTCATCATGCCCACCGGACCCTCGGCCGGACGCCCAGGTCACGGTCCGCCACCAGGTAACGCATGGCGTCACATCCGTGGTCGTTGAGCTTCACGGGCACTTCCTTGGCGTCGGCCCAGACGTAGCCGGGGATTTCCTCCAGCGTCGAGGTTGGCTTCCTGGCATCGACCAGCGAGCCGTCCTGGGCGACGCGCGCCCGACGGTGGATGAAGATTCGCGGCTTGCCGTCAGCGGTCACGACCATCCGTTCCTGGACTGCCTGTATGCCCTCGGTGACCTTCTTGTTCGCTGCCAGCGTACTGCACCCGAGTTCGCGTTCCAGGGTGGCGCGGCCCTCCGCATCATGATCGCACACGATGGCCCGCGGCCGGGGTGAGTCCCTGGTCAACCGCCTGATCTCGGCGGCGTGGTCGGCCACGAGGCGGCGCGTCTGGTACAGCTCGCGCATCAGGTACAGGCGGCCGTCGGCGTCCTCGCCCCACTCCTGCCAGACGAACGGGTTGGTAAAGCCGAAGTCGATGGCCCAGTACGTGGACAGGATCGGGGGCAGAGCGTCCACCACATGCACGGTGGAGTCCCAATCCTCATAGATGGACCCCTCGGACCCGACCCATTTCCCGTGGCGTAGACGGGCCTTCCTGGGGCCGCTCAGCGCGTCCAGCTTGGCGATGTAGGACTCACCCCTGGGCGTGAGGCGGCCGGCGTCATCGAACAGCGTGGGGTTGTCCTCGTGGGTGGAGTTGAGCAACCGGGTCTTGCCCTCGTCGCAACGCAGCTTCAGCCAGTGCGTCGGCGATGCCGGGTTGCAGTCGGCGAGCAGCTGCTGAAAGGACACCTTGCCGTTGCGCAGCCGGGTGGTCAGAGCCTCCCAATCTTCCTGGGTCAGCTCGGTGGCCTCCTGCACGTAGACCACGTCGTACTCCGACGACATGATCCGGGTGCTCTTGTCCATGCCCGCCATGCCGACCGCTGACCCGTTCTGGTACCGGAAGCTCGGCGGTTCCATCGGGCCGCCGCCGTACTGCCGGACGATGCCCGCGTCGAGGGCCTCCAGCAGGACATGCTGCTTCCAGGTCACGATCGCGGTGGAGGACAGCGAGGCGAACGTCTTCCTCACGATCATGCCGCGCATGCCCGGGTTCAGCAGGGCCATCAGGTGCAGCTTCTCCATGCACGCCCGACTCTTGCCGGTGCCGGCCGGGCCGGACACGAGCAGCTCGGGCGACCGATCGGCGAACAGGGCCGCCTGACTCCCCCTCGGCGTGTAGACGTGGCAGCGCGGCGGCTCGGTGTGCATGGTCAGGTCAGCCCCTCCATGTCCACGCCGTCGATGGTGTAGGAGACCTTGCCGCCCGCGTCCACCCGGTGCACCAGCTGGCCCAGTTCCTCAGCGGCCTGGCGTAGCGCGGACATCTTCACCTTGAGCAGCACGGTGTCATCGTTCGTCACGCCGCCGGGCAGAGCGTCGTTCACCTGCTCGATGACCTGCTGCAGCTGGGTCACCCGGTTGGCCTTGTCCGCCACCCACAGGCCGATCACCTGATCCTCGATGCCCGCGGTGATCTGCTCCCTGTACGCGGCGATCTCGGCGCGGTGGTCCATCGCCAGCGACCGGACCGACGACGGGGCGACGCCGTACTTGGGGCCGAGGATGGTTGAGCTGACGCCCTTCGCCAGCTCGATGAAGATATTGCGCTTCTCGTGGGCCGACAGCCGCCACGTCTTGAGTTCGGGGTTCTCGGCCACGTCGGCCTCCGTTTTCCCTCAGGGTCGGTACTGGTTGGATTATCCTTGATCCGAGGTGCTCCAGGGGTGGAGCAGGGCCGCGTCTCCCGGTTGGGTGGCGCGGCCCACTCGCGTGCTACGGCTAGAGGTCAGCGGTCACCACCACCCACCGCCCCTGCACCAGCACTCACCAGGGACGCGCTTGCATCCGTAGCACCGGAGCGTGTGCCCGTGCCGGTCATAGATCCCGAGGTAGAGCGGCCACCTGCCGCACGGGCACCTGCCGTAGTCCACGCTCACGGCTGGTACCAGGCGACCCGGGACTCGAACAGGGTGTTCGCCAGGACGTCGGGCGTGGTGGTCTGGCCGAGCGCGGCGATGTGGGCCTGCCAGGTGGGCGCGGTGACGGCCGGGCCGGGTGCCGGGGTTGGCCGGGCACCGCTGTCCTGGCAGCCGGACAGCACCAGCACCAGGGGCACGGCCACCAGCAGGACCAGCGGCACGACCAGGGCGACGGGCCAGACGCGCGGCCGGGCCACGGTGACGGAGTCCATGGCGGCGTTGACGGCCGGGCGGATGGTGGCTGCGCGCTCGGCTGCCCTGGCGTCCCACTGTTCGGCGTCGGCCAGCATGCCGTCAAGGGTGGCCCGGATGGAGGCCAGCTCGGCCTCGATGGCGGCGAGATTGGCGTGCACGGTGGGCGTGTCGGGGAGCATGGCGGGGATCGTGGTGTGGGTCACGGTGGTGCCTTCCTGTGTGGGTGTAGCGGGTCGGATTCCGGGTTCTGTCCCGGCTGTCCCGGGCCAAGTCATAGGTCTCGCGAGAGTATTTCTCCTAGGAACCTCTGACTTGCCCTGGGACAGCCGGGACAGACGATCATGATTCACTGAGTAAGCGCAGGTCAGCACCCTGTTTGTCGGCGAACCGCACTCCGCGGACCACCCTGATACGTAGTGGGATCTCAATGTGCTCGCGCTGGGACGGATACGACAATTCGGTCGTGCTGACGCGCACCCGCTCACCGACGGACAGCCCCGCCTCGGCCGCCCACGGATGGGCCTTCAACCGCCCACCGAAGGACGTCAGGCTGATCGCCGCGTACCCCCTGTCCTTGCTCCACCGGGCGAACTGGGCTGCGAGCTCGTCCACCCAGACACAGCTCTGTGGGTCGCCCTCCAGCCGGTCCCGCAGGAACGCGCCGAGGGTGTCCACCTCGTCACGGCGGCGGTCGAGCTCGACCTGAAGGGCCACCGGCAGCGGCAGCATGTGCCCGCGGGCGTAGTAGGCCACGGCCCCGGCCACAGCCCACGCCAGCACCGCCGTGAGCGCACTGGAGGACTTCAGCAGCCGCTCGCGCAGCGAGGGGTCCATCAGCAGCTCGTGCGGCTCTGTGGGGACGTCCACGTACTTGTGAGGCCACCTGGTGAAGGCGAGCCGCCGCCACGTCCCGTGATCCACGTCCTTGATGTCGAGCTGGTGATTCGTGGTCACGAACAGGCTGTGCGACGCCGCCCAGGTGATGCTGTCCTGGGCGATCCGCCTGGCCGTCATCTGCGGCGTCCCGGCCAGCTTGACCAGCCGGTCACGGTTGACGTGCGCGCCGTCGGGGAGTTCCTCGAGCAACGCCAGCCGGATGCCGCGCAGCTCGGTCAGCTCGGTGCTGTGCTCGCTCGTGCGGGCCGTCAGCACCTTGTCCGGCACGATCGCGCCGTAGCCGCCGGACGCCTTCAGCACCGCCTCGAACACCGTGCTCTTGCCGTTGGCCCCGCCGCCCTGGGCGAACACGATCCTGTCGTCGGCCGTCATGTCGCCGGTGATGGCCTGGCCCACCCGGTCGCGCAGGAACTCCCGGTCGGCCTCCGGCACCGCCTGGAGCGTGGTGTCCCAGAGCGGGTCAGTGTGCCCGGCCACGTAGGCCGCACCCGCCAGCCTGGTCATGCGCAGGGCCGGGTCATGGGCCAGCAGCTCGCCGGTGCGCAGGTCGACCACGCCGTTCTCCACGTTCAGCAGGTGCGGGTCGCCGTCCAGGTCGGCGGCGTCCACCTGCAACAGCGCGTGGCCCTTGCACAGCTTGAGGATGGCCTCCAGCCGGGACGCGCTGAGCACCTTCTTGAACTCCTGGGCGATCCGGACCTTGCCCGGGTCGGCCTTGGCGCGGTCAAGCATGGCGTCGAACTGGTCCCGGGCAGCGCACCGCAGAGCGTCCAGCGCGGCCTCGTGCCCGCAGTCGAGCCAGCGTCGGCCGTCCCAGCGCATCCACCCGATGCCCCGGCCGAACAGGAACTCGTCGGCCAGCACCTGCTCTGCGAAGTGGTCGGCCAGCTTGGCATCGGTGAACTGTCCCGCCTCGTCCGTGAGTGGCGGCGTGAGGGTGGCGACGGCGGCCAGATCCTCCAGCTTGCGCCCGGAGGCCAGCCAGTCGTCAATGCCGGTCTTGAGTGGCGCGTCGATGGCCGGGAGGACCAGGTACTTGACCCGGGCACCCTTGCTGGCCAGCCACGCGCCCAGCCGCCTGATGGCCCGCTGGAGGTCTGCCCGCTCCTGGGTGTCGGAGTCGAAGCACAGCACGACGCTGCGGCCCTTGACCGGCACGCCCTCCCACACCGCCTCGGCCCCGCTGGTGCGCCGCCAGCCGTAGACGCCGTTCACGGCCACGGCGCACCGGCCGGTGCTGGTGACGGCGTCGGCCTTCTTGACCCCCTCGACCACGAACAGCGGCACAGTCACGTCCACCACTCGGTCCCGGTTGGACGGGTGCACGTCGAGCGAGTTGACGCTGCCCTTGGGGTGGGCGTACTTGGCCAACCGCTCCCCGAGCTTGACGGCCGTTGCCAGGCGCACGCTCGCGCCGGCGTAGGCCCCGGTCGGCGTGTACTCGGGGATGACCAACAAGGGCCAGGTGCTCGCCCGGTCCCGGTCCCGCGCCCAGCTGGGGACGGCCATGACGGCGGCGTCGGTGAGCACGGCGTTCATGCTCGGCCGGTGCACGGTCCGGTAGCCGCGGGCGCGGGCCACCTCGGGGCTGATCGCGCTGGCCTGGAGGGATTCCCGGTGCTGGCGGCACAGCTCGGTCTCTGCCGGCCACCCCTCGGTGTCCTCGGTGCTCATGACCGTGCCTCCGCTACCAGCTGGTGAAGCGCGTCGTGGGCACGGTCGACCCGGCGGGTATGGACCTTCCCGCGCATCGGGTGGCCCTGGGGGTTGATGCAGAGTTCGCCAGCCTTGACCCGGCAGTGCGGCTGTGGGCAGTCGACGGCGGTACGGGCCTCGGCCAGCGCGGCGATCTGCTGGTCGGACAGGCCGAACCGCAGGGCGGACCGGCCGAACCGCAGGGTCGGCGCGGTGACGTAGGCCTCAACGGCCCGGCGCAGTTGCGGGGTGACCTCCACGGGGATCTTGCGCCGAACCCCGACCATCACGGTCGCCCTCATGACTGGGCCTCTCGGGTGATGCGGACGGCGATGGGCAGCCACCGTTCCCGGTCGTTCTCGGCCTCGGACGTCTTCTGCTTGTCGAAGAATCCGACGACGCCGGGGTAGAGGTGTTCGAGCAGCCGGACGTAGTAGGCGCGGTGGTTGTTGCTCATGCTGAATGTGCGGTCTGGTGCGACGTCTCCCACGCGGGCCATCTCGGCGGCCTCGTTGATGGTGAGCCGCCACCGGACCACCTCGTAGACGGTGGCGATGCCGCACCGGCGGACACCGGCCTGCCAGAGCACGCGCATCTCGGTGATGATGGCGTCCAGGATGTGCGGGTTGGCCTCGTGAAAGAACAGGAAGCTCGCGGTGAGCGGGTGGAACTTGGCGTCGTCCCCGTCGCGCTGGGCGGGGATCAGGTCCATCAGGTCGCCGTCGTAGTCCTCGCGGGGTTCCTCGACGCTGTCGGTATCGGGCCGTACTGTGGTCATCAGGACGTCTCCTCGTCCTCGTGTCCCCGGCCGGTGCTACCCGGTGCGGGGACGTTCTATATGCCCTGCTGGGCTGGTAGTAGAGACCCTAGCGCACCTTATATATAAGGTGCAACCCCGCCACGCCGATCAGCGCGTCGCCAGCGTGACGATCGCCGTCACCACGGCCGTGATCAGCGCGGCACCGGCGACACCCAGCGCGCCATAGATGATCTTCTCCAGGCGGCTGATCTTCTCGCCCAGTACGGCATCCCCCACGGTCAGTGTGTTGACCTTGTCGGCCAAGTTCGCCACCTCCGAGGTGAGCCTGTCCATGTTCCTTCCCAGCTCGCCGAGGCTCACCCCGTTGATCTCGTCCACCGTCACAGCACCTCGCCCGTGTCCAAGAAATGCACCTCGAACGATCCTAGTTCTGGGTGCTCGGCCCGGATGTCGTCGGCGACCATCTGTCGGATGGTCGCGACCGAGTCGGCGAAGGTGGGGTTGATCTGCCCGGAGCAGACCGGGGTGCCTGACCACTCGTCCACGTGGTTCAGGCCGACGCCCTTGTCGTTGAGGATGGCGAACACGTAGTTCACCGCCAGCGTCGAGCCCGCGGGGGTGAACGGCGGGAACGGCCCGGAGATACTCACCAGTGCCTTGATCGCGGTCGGTGCCTTGCCCATGACCAGTCCTCTCAGAACAGGTACTGCACCGGCGTGAGCCGGATCGTCGGGTAGTTGATCTGGGTCGTACCCGCGCCGGTGCGCAGGCCGTACGCCTTGAACGTGGTGGTGCCCGGCGGCAGCTCGACGGTGACCACCGCGGTTCGCTGCTGCGAGCCGGAGTTGGTCGCGCCGGTCGGCAGAGTGCAGATCGGGATCTCGCCCCACCCGATGGCCGCGCCGCCGCCGATACCGGCCGCGATGGTGACTGCCCCGCTGATGTCCACGGACAGACGGACGTCGCCGGCCGAGGCGTTCATCCATGCGCCGTAGGACACCTGGCACAGCATGTCGGCCGAGGGGTGCGGGTTCGTGATCGAGGCCGTGCACGTCACCGACGGCATGACGGCGAAGGTCGCCGACGTGATGGTGTTCGTGCCGTTGCCGAACGCGGTCACGACGTCGGGGTAGGTGAAGTCGACGGCGTCGAGCTTCCGTCCTGCACCGATTGCCACGTGATCCTCCTACAGGCCGATGTAGACGGGATCGAACAGGGTCACCACGGCGGCGTCCGCCTGCGCCTTGACCACGCCGTTGACTGATCTTGTCACGGTGAAGGTCTGCGGCGAGGAAGCCCCGGTGATGTTCGTGACGGTCATCCGCTCCCCGGCAACCATGATGTCGAACGAGCCGTCGGCGATCGACCAGAGCGGCAGGTAGGGCACGTCGACGGACAGCGACGTAGCCCCGGAGGTGTGCGCACCGTCCAGCTGCGAGTATCCGTTGTCGAACCGGTCGAGCCCGCCGCCAAGGTACTGGGCCACCCGGAAGGCTCGAGCCGGGCGGCAGTTGTACGTGATCGAGCACTCGAAGTTGTTGAGGACGATCGTCTGGCCCAGCACGATCTGCTCGACACGCTCCGGCGGCAGCCACGAGGGCAGGCCGGTCACGTCGATCCGGTCGCCGACGTCGACCAGCAGGGCCTGCCTCAGCTGCGTCGGGCTGCCTGCGAAGTCGGGGTGTTCGAGCCGGATACCGATCTGCGGGTAGCGCGCCTCGTCCACCGTGCCCATGTGCACGCGCCACCCGGCCTGGGCCGGAGTCTGGCTGTCCGTCCACAGGGACAGCGTCAGGGCCTCGTCGTAGATGCCGACGCCCAGCGGTGGGTCCTGGGTGGACAGGCCGCTGGTGGTGTCCTCCACGGTCGCGGACGAGGCGTTCTTCCTGGTGACGGTGACCCGGTTGCGCGTGGTCTGGTCATCCTCGGTCGGCTCGAACGACTGGAGGTTGTTGTCCGTGTAGGCGATCGTGAGGACGGCGTCCTGGTTGTAGAGCGAGTTCAGGGTGCGCATCGCCAGGCCGACGGTCTGCCGGGGCTCGTAGAGCAGCCCGCCGTCCACGGCAACGGCCTCGTAGATGACGTCGAGCACCGACGCCACCGGCTGCGTCGACATCGTCTGTCCGTCGCCGCCGTAGCCCAGCAGGTCGATGGTGATCCCGCTCTCGGTGCACATCCGGTAGACGCGCTGGTGGGCCAGCTCGCCATCGTAGGCCGCCAGCTGATCGTCATTGGAGAAGGCCGTGCTGATGACGTTCTCGTAGGTCACATGGCCGACCACTAGGTCGGTGGCGACGGCCCGGCCGGGGTTGAACTCGATCTTCGTGACGCGCCCGAGGGTCAGCGACGCCGCCGACCCGCCCGAGGATGAGCCGGTGGACGCGCCAGGCACAAGGGTCACCATCGTGAAGTCAACATCTGCGCCGTTCTGCTTCGCGTCGACGCTGTAGCGCAGCGACAGGCCATCGACGGCGAACGCCACCGGGCCGATGGTGGAGCTCAGCACGTCGGCGGTGTCGTAGACCTTGAGCGTCAGCCCGCCGCCCGTGGTGTAGACCAGGTCGATCCGCGCGCAGGTCGAGTTCGTCCGTGCCCGCATGATCACGGTGTTGGTCGGCGTCGCGGCCGGCACCTCGCCCAGCCACCTGATCTGCCAGCCGTCGGTGTTCGTGAAGGCGTGCGACGAGTTCGTGTACCTCGAGTCGACGTCCCGCGAGCGCGAGCGTGAACGCGAACGCGATGACCATCGCAAGCCGCGCTCCACCGAGACGACGTCGACGGGTGCTCCCGCGGCGAAGCGGCGCCAGGAGATTCCCAGCGTCGTGCGCCAGGTGGTGTCGTCACTGCTCGCCCGCGCCACCGGCCCGCTCAACCCGTCGTTCATCAAAGAAGCCCTCGTGCGAAAGAAGCCCGACTTCGACGAGCGCGACTACGGCTTCTCGTCCTTCAGCCGCCTGCTCGAGGCGATGGAGAAGGAGGGCCTGCTCACCCGCATTCAGCAGCAGCTGGGCGTTAAGCTCATGCTGCGTGATGTGCTGGAACATGGCACCATCGCCCGCATTGCCGGGCTGATCACCCAGGCGCAGACAAAGGTGGACCTCTCGCCAATTGTGCCCACTGTGGGCAGCCAGGCGCTGCCCGTTTCTTTTGCCCAGCAGCGGCTGCTGGTC